CCTTCTTCTTCGCTGACGCAGTATCGACAAAGATGTATCGGTTGACGGTGTTTATCTTGGGCTGGCGTCTGATGTCGTATGTCATGAACCAGTCTCGCTTGAACATGCACCCAGCCTTGGAGACAGGAGAGCAGTCGAGCAGTGCCGCCGCGTCAGCAGGGCCGAGGACGGCGCGGTTGCCGTCGTACCACTCTGGCGGGTGGAGTTCGGGACAGAGGTATTCCCATCCGTCTGGGCCTTCCTTGTGTGCGGGGAAGGACAGTTCCTCGAAGATGGGGAACTTCGGGTCTTCCTTCATCGCCTTGAGGATTCTTCCACGGACATCATCGACATGCCAAGGGGTTGCACACACCACGATGATTGCGGCTGGCGGGTCTTGACGGGTGAACACGGAGTTCGCAAACTCGTTCCACACCTTGTCGCGTTCGCCCTTCGATTCGGCCTGCGCCCTCGTCTTGCAGTAGTCGTCGAGCACGATGAGGTTGCCGCCCTTACCCGTGATGCCGCCCGTGATACCTGCGACGGAGACGATTCGCTTCGAGCCTTTGACGCGCCAAGAGTTGATGGAGTTGTCCTTCGGGTCTGGCTTGACATTGGGGAACAGGAACTGGTAGGCGTCCGAGTTCATTATGTTCTTGCAGTCCTTCGAGAATCCAGACACGAGGTCGTCGCCGTAGCCAGACATGATTACCGACGGCATCATGTCGGCGTTGCGACCAAGGAAGAAAGCGGGAAGGGCGCGTGAAACTATGTCGGACTTGCCGTGTCGGAATGGAACGTCGATGAGCAGGTAGGTTGACTTGCCATTCCTGAAGTCGTCGATTGCCCGCGTCAATCGGTTGCAGATGGCGCGGGTGTGTCGGCCTATGATGAACGGCGAGGTGGCTGGCATCCACCAGCACCACTGCATGAACGACAGCATGTCCGTCCGAGCGTGTCGGGCGGCGAGTTCCATCTTGGCGAGCCTTGCTTGTTCTGGGTTCATAGTGTCCTCCTGTTAGAATGGAAGTTCCTTCTTGCCCTGTAGTGTGGCGATGATACTTGTCTTGGCATCTATAGTGCATTTCAAAGATGCTATGGTGCAGTCTCGTTCTTCTATCACATCGCGGTAGCGTACAACCTTTTTTTCCAGTCCTCTGACCTGACCTCGCAGGAATGCTATGGTGCTGTCCCGCTCCTGCAACGCCTTCATCAGTTCACCTATCCTGTCCGTGTCCCTTGCGGCGTAGCGGCGGAGTTCTTGCGCTGGACATGTCTCGCATTTGCCGCCGTGCTTGCAACGCTTGACGTGGCAGAAGGCGTCCTTGATGAAGTGGTATGTCGATGGATAGTACAGGTCTATCTCGTCGCGCAACCTGTGCTCGTCGAGGACAACCGTGTCCATCTGGTGTATGGGTTTGACCTCTATCGGTTTGATTTCAGTCATCGCTTGCCTCCTTCATCATCGCCTTGTCCGTGGTGTCGATTACCTCCGCGTCGATTACATCCGCCTCGCGCTCTGGCTTCGGTGCTTCGAGCGTCTTCGCCTCCTTGCCGAGTTCGATTAGGCGGTTTAGGTCTGCGTCGGACATGCCAGATATGCGCTCTGGTATCTTGAGTTCGTGGGTGTGGTTGATGTTGAGCGGTTCGTACCAGCCCTTCATCTTGCACAGTTCACGCACCGCGTCGATGGGTTCGATGGAATCCTCCTGCCCACGAATGTTCTTCGTGAGCAGGAGTTCCACCTCTTCCCGTGTCGCCACGGTTTCGTTGGCGGCTCGGTTCAGCAGGTACTTGACGCGCTTCTGAATCGAGGTCGGCAACTGTTCGTACTCGGTGTATGTAGGGTCGGAGAGAGGGTCAAGCACCTCGGCGCAAGCCCTGCGTATGTCGCCGTTCAAGCGGACGATTGCCTGTGCAAGGCACTCCGCCTTCGGTGGCTTGAGCGGTTGACGCGCTTCCGTGACGTCGCTCATCTGCGTGACGTCTGGGAACTTCGGTTCTTCCTTGGGCGGTCGCCCTCGTCTCCTCGCAAACATATCACTTCTCCTATTGAGGTGGCAGGTGTTCCTTGACGCGCCGCCAGTATTTCTTGGTTCCGTACTTCTTCCAGCCGTCTGGCCCGCCGTTGTGGATTCGGGCAAGCGTCTCCCATGTCGGGGTTCGGCCAGTCTGGTCGAGATATAACTTGGCGTAGTGTAGCCAGTATATCTCCATCATCCGCTCGGACTTCTCCTTGTTCAGTCTGTCTTCCCAGAGGAACGCCTCGTTCTTCGAGATGCGGTTCACATCGTCGATGTACTTCTGCGTCAACTGGTAGACGTTACTGCTGGTCTGTCCGTTGTTGGATTCGACCTGCGCTATCGCTGTGAACAGCGGGGCAAGAGCCACGCCAAAGAGTGTTGCGGCTGTCATTTGTTTCCCTCCTCAATCTCTTTAATCTTGCGCATGATTTCTTTCTCGCATTCCCAGATGTCGTTTAGGCGGCATACTCCGTCCGTGCTGTTGTGTGTTCTTGAGTATTCCTCATACACCGAACCGAACCCATGATTCAATGCGTTTGTCATGTTGGCATACGAACTATATCCAAACATGAGGCAGACGCAAGGGCATCCTTTTTCGTTCTCCTCTGGACGGCCTATGTTATGCGGTACGCCATAATGCCAATCTTCACCAAACACACCCATCTGCTTGGCTTCGGGTTGGAACTCCCCCTGTTCATGGTTGCCTTTGTCGCAACCGCAAAACAAACAGGTAGTCAATATCAAAGCAAGAAGTGTCTTCATTGTTAGTTCTCCTTCGGAAAGTCCGTAGGCCATTCATCGTTGAAGTATGCGACCATCCCGTCGGTGGCCGTCTGGGTTATGTCCTGCACCGCCCGCTTGAGGATGCGTTCGCACTGCGCATCGTCATCCACCTGCGATTGCAGGGCGTTCGTGCAGATAGTCTCCACACGCTTGACGCAGTTCCGCAGTATCTGGTTGCGCTTCGTCATACTATTATCTCCTTGCTTGGAACAACCAACCTACCCTTCTGTTGTGGCGTCAAGTCCTCGACGTGCGAGCCTTTGGGTGTGCCCTGTGCAAGGGCCTTGGCGAAGAAGTCTGCGGCGGCGTACAGGTTCTGCACCGCCAAGCACCGCTCCTTCAAGTCCATGTCGTCCCACGTCACCGTCTTCCCCTTTTCAGAGAAGCATATGCCGAGGTTGTTTTTAGACCTCCACACCGACGCAACGATTCCGTTGTCGGCACGTTCGCTTATCGCGTCAACAGTCTCCTTTTCCATCTCCGAATATCCTTTCTATTTCCTGTTCGTTCTTCATGAAGTGCTTGGCTTCCGCCAAGAACGCCTCCCTGTCACGGTGATACACCTTCTTGTCCCACTTCGGGAAGGCGACGGCCACCCACAAGTCCCAGTCTCTGGGTTTGGTTGGCATCTCCATGTAGTGCCGTTCGCAGATTCGGAGCGTTGACTTGTCCTCGTGGCTGTGTATCTTCACGAGTTCCATCGACTTCCTTCCGCACCAGTTGCACCGCATCGGCTTTGCCAGCCCTGCCTTGCCTGTCATCGTCAGTCCCATAGCCAGACCTCATTATGTCCCTGTGCAGGGTTCTGATGTCCCTGAACATACAGGAGAAGCAGTCGGGAGAGCCGCGCTTGCAACACCTTCGTGTGCAGTATGCGTAGCCCTTGCTCACCAGAGCGGCCATCCGCTTGGCGAGTTCGACGTCAACTCCGTGTACGTTCAAGGTCATCATGGCGTTTTAGAACGGCAACCCTTCGTCGTCGGGGATGTCGCCTCCGTTGTCGTCGTCTGCGGGCTTGCCACCTCCCGCCCTCGAATCCCAGCGCGACTTGTCGTGGCGCGTGGACTGCGGATGCGCGGCGTCGTACTCCGCTTCCTTCTTGGCGACCTTTGACGTGGCAGGGCCAGTGGCCTTCAGCCTCGCCTCCTCGTCCTCTGGGTACGTCAACTCCGCCGTGAAGTAGGTCGTGCCAGTCTTCGACGTCCGCTTCCAAAGTCCGAGGTAGCACGCAACGCCGTCAATCACAATCGTGCCGTTCAGCACGGGACGCTTCGGGTTGCGCTCCATGTCTTCCTTCGATGCGGGGAAGAGCCTGCCGCTCTTCGTGTTCGCTCTTTCATACTTTGCCATTTGCTTTGTCCTTCTGTTGTTTTACTTCTTTCGATTCTGGCAAGTCACCCAACTCGTCAGAAATTCTGATGTATACGCCACGGTTCTGTTCCTCAACTGTGAACTTCCGTATGCGCAGGTCGTAAATCAAGGCGTCGTCCTGTATCAGTCCGACCCTTGACAGGCAGTCGAGCAGACCCTTCGCCATGTTATCGACATCGGGCCGCGTGACCTTGGCGAACGTCTTTAACCTGTCGCGCTTCGCCACGTTCGACGGATGCGGGAAGTAGAAGTTTATCTCCACCTCAATCGCAGTCGTGAACATGGAGTACGTTCCAATGCCATCGACGTTGACGCGCTTCTTGATGTCCGCCAGCAGGTGTCGAGTGTACTCGTCGAGGGCGCGTTGCTGTGGCTTCTTGGTGTAGTGGTGGACGAACGCCCTGCCACTGCGACCGAAGACCACGCGCTCGCCCTTGTGCTGGACGGTGCTGACTGGCGGCGGCATGTCAAGGAAGGCTTCGTATGTCATCTCAGCCCCCTTCTTCGCCTGTCGCCAGTCTTCGATGTCATGTTCTTGCACACGGCGCACAGTCTGATGTGCTCGTTCTTCGCGATGAAGCGATGACCGCACACGGGGCAAGTCCTTTCGTGTTTGCCCCTGCACACCAAAGACCACTTGCCGCTCTTGCTCATCGGTTGTCTCCGCTCCCGCCTATCACTCCGCGCTTCGCCCTGTCAGCGAGTTTGGAGAGGTTCATCTGTGCGACGTCCTTCATCGGGAATCCGAGCGTCGCCGCCAAGCGTGTGAGATACCAGAGCACGTCGCCAATCTCCTTGGCTATCTCGTCCCTGTCCTCCTGCTTGAAGACGCCACCCTTGTCGCGGTACACCTTCTTGAGTTTGTCGGCCAGTTCGCCAGCCTCGCCAGTCACGCCAAGGGCGTAGACCCAAGGCTTGCACTCGTTCGGATAGCGGTCGGTCGTGGCGGCAATCTTGCCGTACTCCGTGAATGTCAGTTCTTCTCCCATGACTACAGCCATTTCCTTTTCGATTTTCCGTTCATGTGGAACGGCACACATAGTTGCTTGAGGCGGTCAACCACCCTGCCGCCGTACCTGTCGAGGAGTTCTGGGCCGCGCAGGTTCGTCGTGATGAACAGGCGTCCCTTGCCCCTCGTGTGGTATCGGCAGATGAACTCCCCAACGATGTCGCGCTTGACGCCGTACTCGTTCTTGATGTTCTCCGCACCAAGGTCGTCGAGGAAGACGTTTTTCTCGCATATCTCGTCGAGGGTTGACTGGTAGCCGCCGTGCTGGTCGAGCCATTCGACCGTCTCCGCAAGGGTCAAGTCGATGAACTGCCCAGCAAGTTTCAGACACTTGACGAAGTGCGTCTTCCCGCAACCGTAGTCGCCAGAGATAATCATCCCGACGCGCCTCGGCTGTATGATGCCGAACGCCCTTGACGCGGCGTTGCACAGGGGAACGAAGTCGTCCCCCGCCACGCTCCTGTCAAAGCCGTTGTTCTCCACAATCTTCATCAAGTCCTCCGCCACGTTATAGTACAGTTTCGGCTTCGGCTCTCTGCTCGGCTGTTCCGCCACGGAAGTTCCCTGCGGTTGGGGTTCGGGTGCTTCCCGAATATCCTTTAGCAGGGATTCCATAGCCGCGCCCAACGGTAGATTGCTCATGCTTCCTCCTGTTCTCCCAGTTGCGGACTGCCGCCTTCCAGTCTTTCATCTTGATGTTGCCGCTGTACTTCCACTCTCTCGCTTGGTAGAAGTCAACGAACGACTGCGCATCAATGGAGTTGTTGCGTTCCTTGCAGTACGCCGCAACCTCTTCGACCGTCGGTGGCTTGAACACCGACCTAACCACGGGGGGCTTGGGGGGTGTATTATTATTATCTTCTTTGCTCTCTTCTTCTATAGGGGGTGTGGGGGAAACCTCTTCTTCTCTCCTTTCTTCTGAAACCATCTCACGATTATCGTTAGATGCTCTCACGACTATCTCACGATTCGCGGCTCCCACCTGCCGCGCCTCCCTCGACTGCTTCTGCCTCTTGCGGAACGCTCTCGCTATCTCAAGGGCATTGGCATAGACGGCTGAAGCCGCCGTGTTCTCCTTCGGTGATTCAAGCGGGTCGCACTTGATGCTTCGCGCCAACTTGTATGCGTGGTTGAGAACCCTCATCCTCGCATCGTCGTCGAGCATGTCGAGCATCAGCGTCACACGGTCGCTCACCACGAAACCGTTTGCCGCCTGACTGTAGGCCGACATCGTTGTCTCCTTTCGTTTCATCATTTGTACTTGGCGTACTTCTTTATCGGGACGTACCTCTTCAGCGCGTCGCTCCACCGATACGCCTTTCGGTGGAAGTTGCACGAACCTTGAAGGGAACAGCGTATGCTCCAGTCCTGCCGCTCTATGAGAAACGGGTAAAGCCTCTCGATGGTGAGAAGCAGGGCTGGGCTTTGACGCTGGAGATGGAGGACGCGGTACAGGTGGCTGTACTCCACGCCAAGTTTCTCGGCAACGGTCACATAACTTGTAGGCGTCCTCTTTCTCATCACTTCACCCTTTCAAGTTTCTCCACCGTTCCAATCTCGTAGAACGGAACGACGGTCTTCTCGGCGGTGTCCGCCTCTGGGTCTTTGGACTTCAACTTCATGCCAGTCTTCTGGAGAAGTTTCATCGCGTCGGACTTCTTCATCGAACACTTGTCGAAGATGTCCTGTAGCGAAACGCCGTGCGCCGACAGCGTATCGTACAGTCCCCACATCTTGCCTTCGCCAAGCGTGGCGCGGCCAGCCTGCTCGCGGATGGCGTATGCCACGTCGCCAGCGTCAAGCATCTTGCCAGAAGCCTTGGCTATCTCGGCGCGGCACTCTTCCCTCGCCTTCGACAGGACTTCGGACAACTGCTCGATGAACAGGAGACGGTGGCAGGTGTCGAGCGAGCCGAGCCTTCCCTGCTCCACGATTTCAATCTGCTCGTCGGTGGCTGGGCAGTTCGTGGAGTGACGGCAATACTTGCACCACTCGGAAGGAGTGTGCGCCGCAGTCTCCGCGTGCTTCCTCTCGTTCACCACCGTCTCGCCAGTGGTGATGCAGTCGAAGATGTCGGTCATCTTGATGTCGTGGCGGAACACGCCGCCAAGCAACAGGTGCAGGACAACCTTCGTCTTCGTGTCGTGGACGTGGAGAAGCGAAGCCACGCCAAGGGCGTAGCCCATCAACTGCGGGAACTGGTCGCAACCCATGCCACGGCCCATCGACTTGAAGTCGTAGATGTGTATGACCTTGCTCCCGTCCTCCTGCTCCTTGATGAAGAAGGCGTCAACGGTTCCGTAGATGCCAGCGAGTTCCTTGCTGACCTCTTCGGTTATCTCCACCATCTCCTCGGAGTATATCACTTCGTCGCCAGCGTCCGCCTTGATGATGTTCGCCGCCCACGCCACAGCCCTGTCGAGCATGTCGGTGTCGTCGAGTTCCAAGGTGTCGTCGCCGTTCAGGAGACGGCACAACTTGTCGTGTTGCGCCGAACCCTTTGACGCGGACGTGCTGTTCTCCACGCTGTCGAAGTGAGGGCAGACGCTCCACGGCGTCCACCTGCTCATTCCCATCTTGTGATGTATGCTCATCAGTAGCCCCTTATGTTCTTGTCATACTTGAACGACTGGCACACGCCCTTGTCGGGATAGGGCTTCTTGCCCCTCTCGCCACGGTCGCCGTACCTGTCGGAGTTCCAACAGCCCCTCCGCTTTTCGCAGAGGGAGCAGTTCATGTTGGCGGTCGCTTTCATACGTCTCCAGCCTCCGCGTCCCAGTCGTCGCTCATGCAGAAGATGCAGGGGATGACGAGGACTACGCAGACGAGCACGAATCCCCATGTCGGGGTCAGCACCCAGAGCCAACGCCACGCAATCTTGCCGAGCAACTTGCCCGCCGCAAGCGCGGCCTGTACCAGACCGAGCGCAAGCAGGAAGTCGAACCACAGGTTTTCCCGCAGGAAGTCAAGAACCTTCTTCATCGTCGCCTCCATCAGTACGGGATGTCGTCGTTGAGTTCAGCCACCGCCTTGGAGAGGGTGTCCCAGTCCTCGTCGGTGTAGTCAG